AGTTTAAAGAGAAAGAACTTGGAGAAGAGTGGAAAGTTTGGAGTGTGTGGATTTCTTTTGATCAAGACTCAAAAATCTTTTCTACAAAAAAAGAGGCCGAAAACTTTCATTCTGAAGTCTGGGACGATACAGGTTCTCATATAAAGAGCTATTTGTTGACACCTCGTAAACTCTTACAACTTTTAGGTACTGAATGTGGCAGACAAATTATTCATCCTAATATTTGGGTAAATGCTTTGTTTGCTGATTATAAGTCAAAATTTACGCCTTGTATACATTGGAGAAAAGATAGAGAAAGTATTAATTGTATGTGCGGTGGAGTTAATGCTATGGCAGAAAACAAAGGTATAACTTTATGCGAGACTGAGGCAAATTCACTTAACTGGATAATAACAGATGTTAGATTTCCTAATGAAGTCCAAGCTATTAAAGATAGAGGTGGTATTGTTATTAGGGTTAATAGACCTGAAACATGGAAATCTACAGGGTGTGTTATAATGGATATGTCTTCTAACGATAGAAGTAAAGATGTTGTAATAAAATACACAGAACATCCCTCAGAAACAGCTTTGGATGATTATGAGTTTGACATTGTCGTTGAGAATGATGGTAGTATTGAGGAATTAGTAGAGAAAGTTAAAAAGTTAAAATTATGAAAAAACTAATAGTTCAATCAATATTAATTGTAATTTATATTGGTATTTATCCTATAGAATTACAAGTATTAGCTCCTTCAATATTTTTAATAATTGGAATATTATTATTTAATATAGTTGGGGCTGTAGTAGAAAAAGTTAAACAATTAAAATTAATATAAAATGATGCAATTAATATTCAATGTCCTATCTATCATATTCATTCTATGGATGAGCTTTAGATGGGATCCAAGTAAGTTTAAGGATTCAATGGTTAAGGTATTTTTATTTCTTTTAGCAGTATTAGGAATAATTTTAGTAATTAATGAATTAAACATACTGTTATGACTAATACATCTCAAATAATAAGTTACGTGACACCCTTTAAAGCAATATTATCTATTGACTTTGATGGAACTATATGCATGAGCAATTATCCTCATTTAGGTCCGCAGAGAAAAAATGCAAGATCAATGATAAAGAGATTAGTTCAGTCTGGTTATGGAATTATAATAAACACATGTAGAGAGGGGGTAGCATTATCAGACGCTATTAAATGGCTTCATAAAAATGATATCCCTTATCACTATGTTAATTCTAATTTTCCTCATATCATACAGTATTATGGTGCAGACTGTCGTAAGATATCTGCAGATTTGTATATAGATGATAAGTGCTTAACAGGACTTCCTAAATGGAAAGAAATCTATAAGATTACAGAGAGGAAATTTAGATAAAAATTTGCGTATCTCGCAGATTATTAGTATATTAGCAACTTAAAACAATTAAATAATGGCAGAAGATTTCTTCCTAAAAAGGAAAAGTACATCAGTAGAAATTGATGGTTACTCGAAAGAGTATGATAGTAGTAATGAAGATGACAAGTTAGCTTGTGGATTAATCTCTGAAGGGTCAACCTTCGGGGATAGGAATATAGTATTCTTTGAGGTATTGCAGGATAATATGGCTAAGGCAGAGCCAGGCACTAACCCAGTAGCAATAGTTTCCTCATGTCTTGAGAGTCATTTCTCAACTAGAGAGATGTCATTTTTACTAGCTAAAAGTGTTATTGGAACTATATCAAAAGATGATGAAAAGTAATACAATTAATTATTAATAAAAACAATAAAATATGGCAAGTAAAATTCTTATAACTGGTTACAGTGGGACAGGTAAAACTTACTCTTTAGGTACATTAGATCCTAAAGAAACATTCATCATTTGTCCAGATGAAAAAGCTCCACCTTTTAGAGGTTGGAAGAAAAATTATCTTATGAAAACTCCTGAAGGAATTTTTGATCCTAATGTATGTAATTATTTCAAAACTACCGGATGGGAGGCCATTAAGAGTGCAATGAAATTTGTTAGTGCTAACAGGCCTGACATTAAGACTATTGTAATAGATACTATTACATACGCAATGATTGCAGAATTTATGGAAAAGGCTAAGACAGTAGGATACGCAAAGTTTACAGAAATGGGAGACAATGTGTATAAGACTTTAAAAATGATTGATGGACTAAGAGATGACTTAACTGTAATAGTTATGGCTCATACTGAAGTTAAATCATTTAATGGAGTTGATAGAACTGTATTTGGAGTGCCGGGAGGTAAATTAGTTCAGGATGTTGTAAAACCTGAAGGAATGTTTAGTGTTATCTTAGAAACAGTAGTTGAATAGAAAGGTAATGACGTATCATACGGATTTATGACACAAAACAATACAACTAATATGGCAAAAAGTCCAGCTGATATGTTTTCAGGAAATATTATTCCTAATGACATGAACTCTGTATTAACAGCTATTACAAAGTATGAAGAGGGTTAAGATAATCTTCTAATTTTTAAAACAATTATTAACACAAATAAATCAGGATTATGAGTAAAAATGTAATTATCTTTGGAGCAAGAAAGTTTGGAGTATCTAATACACCATTAACAACAACAAAGTATCCAGAAAGTGCTGTAATAACAGTAGAGCCATCTAAGGATGGAGGAAGAAGCAGAAGAGTATTATTTAATGCAAAGGCTTCTGAAGTATTAAACCTTGAAATGGGAGAAGTTCAACAAATTGTATTTGGATTTGTAGAAGGGACAACTATAGGTTTAATTGCAAATGCAAGCTTATTAGGAAGTGAAGTTGTTGCGGCTATGACCACATACAGAACTTCAAAGAATAAAGTAAGCTTTGAAACAACAAAAGAAAAGGGTAAAGCTATTTCTTCAACAACTATTGCAAATGAAATTTCTACGTATTTTTCATTAGATGATAGTTTTGAGAATGAATTTTCCTTAACACCTCATGAAGCAGAAGGAGTTGAATCTTTCTCTTTAGAAATTATGACTAGCCAAGAAGCTCCTGTACAAGGTACGGTAGAAGCTATGGATCAAGCTGTAACTTTTGAAGAGGTACAAGATGAAATTGCTCCTGTTGATACTGTTGAGTATAATGACAGTGATTTTAATTTGAGTAGAACTACAGTGACATCCACAGTAGCTGAAAGTGATACTCAGTGGTGATTAAAAGTATTAGGCAGTAAATTAATATAAGTTAAATTTTAAAATTAAAAAAATTATGAGTAACGGATTTGGATCAAGTCAAGAAGTGCAAGAAGGACCAGTAGTAAAATATTATACTGGAGTAGAGAACTTTAAAGTAGTAGCAGTTAACCCTTCAAAAGAAGAGTTAGAAGCTATTTATGGTAGAGAATTAAATTTCACTCCAGAATACATAGGAGAGACTGATGTTGAAGATGGAGATGGAAAGAGAGTTGTACCTCAGTACAGAATTGATTTGTATTTAGCTAATGAGGATAACTCTATTACAACTAAAGCTCAATTCTACATTGCTGATACACATCACCTATCTGCAACAGGTAAGTACAAGGTTATTAATGACTTTGGTAGAACTACCTGGTTGACAAAGGAAGACATTCAGTCTAAAACTTTGCCAGAGAATATGCAGTGGTTTAACCCGTCAGGATTAAAGGTTGCAAAAAGAGGTGAGGATCATTTAATTGATTTCTTAGTGAATTTATTGAATCTTCCTTATAAGATTGAAGAGTTATCAGATGTATCTAATGCGCATGCGTATATTACTTCTGAGAACTGGGCTAAAATCTTTTCTGGAGATACTTCTTTACTTTCAGGAATCATCAATAATACTAATAACAAGATTGGATTATTGTTAGGTGTTAAGACTAAGGCTGATGGTAAATTAGTTCAGACTGTTTATAACAGAAAGACTTTACGTCAGTACACTAAGTCTTCAAACAGAGCAGGAAAGTATTCATATCTTGCAAAAGATGTAGCTGCTTCTAAAGCTGCCGGAGCATTTGGTAATGTTGAATTTGGAGATGATGATTATGAAATTAGAGAATTTGTAGTAAATCCTACTGCAATTTCTGCTGAGAATAGTAATCAAACAGATGTATTCGCACAAGCTTCAGGAGCTCAAGATGAGTTTGCTGACAACAGTAATTGGATGGGCCAGTAGTTTCTCCAATTTATTTTTAATCAAGAAGGGGTGTGACTATGTTACATCCCTTTTTTTAATATTATTTATTATGGGATTTGGAGAAAATAGAGAGGTGACTGACAGAAGATATGCTACCTCAAAAGAACTGCTTAGTGTAGTTACTGGTGGAGAAATATTTCATCATTATTTAGGAGACATTCCTAAAAAGACTATTAATAGTCCATTAAGAAGTGAAGTTCATCCTTCATTTTCTGTATTTTATAGTGATGAGTATGGAGATTTCTTTTTTAAAGATTTTTCTTCAGGTGACAGAGGAGATGCCATTGTATTTGTAATGAGGCTGTTTGGATTCAAAAAGCTAACAGATGCTATTAATCAAATAGTAATTGATTTTGGATTGACTCAGTTTAGAACTGACACCCTTTCTTATTCTACACCCAAGACTATTGATAATACAGATCTTGAACAGATAAAGAAGGATCTTAAAAGTAAACTCAATATAAGAGTTACAGTTAGATTATGGAATTCTCGGGATAAACAATTTTGGACTAATAGATATGGATTAACTATGCCTCAATTGGAGTATTGTAGAGTATTTCCTATATCACACTTTTTCTTAGACGGACACTGTACTATTGCTGAAAAGGAAGCCTATGTATTTGTAGAAGATAAAGATGGAGTACAGACTTTTAAAATATACCAGCCATACGCAGGTAATTACAAGTGGCTAAATAATAACAATTATTCAGTATGGGAGTTATGGACTCAATTACCTGATACAGGTGATGTGTGCATAATTTCAAGCAGTAGAAAAGATTCTATGGTAATAAAATCTTTATTTCCAGCTAATAGGATTACATCATGTTCACTGCAAAGTGAGTCTGTTAATCCTAAAGCATCAGTTATTGAGGAGCTAAAAAGTAGATTCAAACATGTATTTATCATGTATGATAATGATCAGTTTAGTGACCCCAATGCGGGTAAAGTAGCAGGAGAGAAAATTGCTAAAGAATTTAATATTCTGGATATATTAATACCAGATAATTTTCAATTAAAAGACCCTTCAGATTTCAGAGAAAGACAAGGGGTTGAGAATACTAGAGCTATGATAATATCTCTAATAAAAGAAAGAATAAAACTAATATAACATTTAAAATTTAAAATCATGAGTAACACAAGAACTATTGAAACAAACCTAATTAAAAAATTAGAGACATTTAGAGTAATGGCATTAGGTGAAGCCACTAATTCACCAATATTATTAATTGGCCCTCCTGGAGTTGCAAAGACTGCAGCTGTAATAGATTTTGCTAAAGCAAGATTAGGTGGCCAACTTCAAGGAGAAGATTTATTTTTATTAGAAACTGATGAAGGGACTAGATCTAATGCTGTAAAAGGTAATATAGATTTAGAAGCATTAACAACTAGCAATACTTATAAAGTTGACTCACCATTAGCTAGAGCTGAGGTTGTAGTTATTAATGAGATTGATAAAGCATCAGCTTCATTAAGAAATTCATTGCTAGGTATAATGAATGAGAGAATCTTATTTAATGGAAAAGAAAGATTAGATTGTAAATGGAATAACTTCATTGCAACTTGTAATGAAATTCCTGAAGATGAAGTAGGTTCTCCATTCTGGGATAGATTTTTAATCACTCACAAAGTGAATAGATTATCTCAGTCTGACATGTTGGGTTATTTTGCAAAGGGAGGTAAAACTCACTTACAAAAACACAATATCCCAATGCCTGATCCAGCTGCAATTGCTGCGATAACATTGAATCCAGATAAAATTAGAAAGACTTTGGATCAAATTTACAAAGACTTATCAGATAGAGCTATTACCTTTTTACCTACAATGGTTAAGAATGTAATGACTATTTGGAGGCTTAGTGAGGATAAGGCATTCATTAAAACTACTGAATTATTAGTAAGTAAAGAGGCAGCTAAAGAATTAGCTAAAAACTTAGTATCTCCTGAGATTAGAGCTTTGTATGATATTGTTGATACAATTGGACAGTGCTCATCTACAGAAGACTATGATGAAAGATTTGATCAACTGGAGAAAGCATTTGGTGTAGCTAAAGCTACTGGCAAATTGACTCCATCAGACTTTCAAGATATTCAAAATAAGCTTGCTGAAGAAGAAGCTAAGTTGAAATTCTTAAAGGATGACAGTGAGGAGATATTAGATCAGTTTAACTAAAATAAATTTATAATATGAGTTTTTTAAAAAAAAGAAGTGATCGAATTGCTGGGGGTGTAAAAGCCCCTAGTTTTGATCCCTTCAATAGATACAAAAATAGTGGTAATGGAGCATTTGGATTCAGAAAAGACAAGCATGTTATAATTCCAGGTGTTACCAGCTATGAAGAGAGAAGGCTTCAAAAAGTAAAAGATTATGTAGCTAAGAAAACAGGGCAAGATTGTGACTTACCACAAGAGTTAATCAATGATGTTTACAGCATGTATGTTAATGAAGATATAAAGAGAAGGCCTAGAGATAAGTCTAATTCTATTAGGCATCAAGTGCTTGATAAAGTATATAATTCATTAACAAAGGTGGTTACAAAAGACTCTCCTTTATACACTCAAATTCTTACAAGAGAATTAGCATTAGTCCTTCAAAAAGTACATGAAGATATTCAAGATAGCCAAAGAAGAAAGGGTCAAACACCCACTGGACTTGGAGATCCTGAAGATGGAGATGGTGAGGGAGAAGGAGAAGGAGAAGGGCAAGATGGAGATGGAGATAATGAAGGTGAAAGCTCTAATGACTCTACACCTAAAGCTGGAAAGGGAAGTGGATCTGGAACAAGACAATCTTATGATAAGACTGTTGAGTCTGCATTGAATAAAGCTCAGAAAAATATTCAGGAAGCAATGGATAATGCTGATGAGAAGATTAAAGACATGGAGAATCAATTGGGTAAAGAAGCAATGAAGGATCTTTCTGATTCTGAGCCAGAGTTTCTAGAAAAAATAGATGACTTGAAGGAGGCTCTTAAAAATGTTTCAATCAACAAGGACAGTATTAGAAAAGTTCTTGAGAAAGTTCTTAATGAGTCTCAAAACTATTTCTCTACAAAATTCAAGAGAGTTGAAGAGTCTTTATTTGACTGTGAAGAATGTGAGGATTTATTTGGATTAGAATTTCTACATCCAATATTTAAGAATGCTCACCTTATGGACATAGGTAATGAAACTAGACTTTACAAAGGTAAGATAGATTTATATCTAGACTGCTCAGGCTCTATGAGTTCTTATGAAAGATTTGAAGGAACTAACATTAGAATGTCTGATCTTGTAAAAGGTATAGCTATGGTGTTATATAGAATGGGAATGATTGAGAATTTATATTTCTTTGATACCAGTCTATATAAGATTAATGATGTCAATGAATTAAATATTCTTGCTTTTTCTAAGTCCGGTGGAACTAATTTTGATAGAGTTCTTGAAAAGATTAAGGAAAATGGTAACAACGCTGTTATAATTACAGATGGAGAAGATAGATGCCAAACTTATGACAAGAGAGCATTTTGGGTAGGAGTTGGAGGAACAGAGTTTAATGGCTCTGACTATTATGATACCAATGCCTTTACAGAATATAGAGCTGCTCGACAGTGTGTTACTTATAATTCTGATACTAGTCATTTTGATTACTGCGTACAGGAGAAATCTAATGGACGTTATTAATATGGAGCTAAAAAGAAAGGACACATTATCTCCAAGTGAGCAAATGATTTTCATTCCGGGAAATATCCCGTCATTGAAAAATAGTAAAGTTAAAACTAGTAGGGGGATATTCAGTTCCCCTACTGTTACCAAATTTTTAAGGTCAATAGGAATACAAACCTTTAACTCTCGTAAAAAGACTGTTAAAGGTTATGTAGACCTAACTAGACCTAATCAATTTGAGGCATTTCGTGAGGCATTCGCAGAAATGAAATTAGGTAAACGTGATCCTATTATAATAGGGTATCACCAAGTAAGGAATAGTAAGAGACTATTTGACTTTAGTAATAGTGTAGAGTTAATTCAAGATTTGATGACAGCTCATGACTTTATTGAAGATGATAATGTTAAATATGTATTCCCTGTACCTATGAGTGTAGATGGTAAATTAATCACAGAAGATGATCCTAGAGCTTTTCCCTTATACAGTGTAGACAAGGAAAATCCAGGGTGTTGGATTAAAATATTTTAAAGATGAGCAAAAGAAATAGTGAATTAATTAAAGTAAAAGATTTTGTTGAAGATATAGTAATAAAACTGTTAGAAACAGTTGTTAGAGATCATAAAGGAAATGTAGTTTGTTTCTCATCAAAATCTATAGATGTCTACAATAAGTGCTACAATTCATTCAAAGAAAAAATGGAAAGTAGTGATTTTTTAACAAAAGAAGAGAAGCAAGAATTTATTGACAAGTTCAATGAAGTTCAAGACAATCTTCCTTATTTACAATAAAATATGGCAAAAGCTAAAGAAGTATTTGTTAGATTTGGATTTGGAGATGTCGTAATGACATTAAAGGATGCAATGAACAATAGTAAAGAAGTTTGTAGTTGTGATTCATTTGTAGTCGGATATGAAGATGAAAATGGAAAAGAATGCACTGGAGATGGGGTTTATTTTGATGATATAGATCCATCTCAAATTAAAATGTTTGATGATTAAGTATCAGGTAACTAAAACTCTTGTTACCAAACCTAACAATAATAGTGCTAACGCAATTGCACCTAACCTAATATATGGTTGTTTTGGTGGTTGCGTTAACACATATTGTTATATGTCTAGACACAATGGAAAGAGAGTGTTTGTAAACACAAATGTTATGGATATTGTATCCTCTGTTTATGAATGGGCTAAGAATTATGACAAAGTTCCTGATCAACAAGATCCTGTTTACAAAATGGTAGATGTTGCATGTAATACAGATTTAGTTCTTATGCAAAAACACTGTCCAATACCTCTTATAGATTATCTTAAAATGTATGATGATCATCCAGAAATTAACACAACTATGGCTACAAAATATCCTAGTTTGTTGAAATTAGATGTCAATCATTTTAATAAGAAGCCTAGGGTTAGGGTTAGTCTTATGCCACAGTCTTATTCTGAAATTTTAGAACCTAAAATGCAGAGTATAGAGTCTAGAATTCATGACATAAACAGACTTAAAGCTTTAGGATGGGAAGTACACATTAACTATTCACCAGTTATTATTTACAAAGACTTTAGAAAAGAGTACATAAACTTATTCAGTCAAGTAAAGAATATAGCAGGAGAAAATAAATGTGAGGTAATATTTTTAACTAATCATCCAAATCAAATGGAAAGAGTAAATGGGTTAGCATCAGAAATGATGTTTAAGTCTAGCCAAGTTAAAAATAAAATGGGTGTTATGAGATACCCTTTAGAGTATAAGTCAAAAGCAATTCAAGTATTTAAAAGTGAATACGCTAAATTTTTTGATTTAAATACAATTAGATATATATTTTAAAAACAAATAGTAATTAAAAATTAAAATAATGAAATAATAAATGGCAATTAATGATCACAATCTAAAGCTGACGGAACAACAGTACAGAGGTTTAGAATTACCTTCATACTCTATGCTATCTGCAATAGAGCAGTTTGGTGTTGACGTGATAAAGGGAGATAAACAAAAATTTAATTTAAAGTTTGGAAGCTTGGTGGATGTAATGTGCTTTGAGCCTCATAGGGTAAAAGAACTATTCTATAAATCAAAAGTAACAAGAGTCCCAACTTCTACACACAAGAAAGTTGTAGATGGAGTAATTGATTACGTGCTGAACAATGGTAATAATAAAAGTAGCCCAAGCTTATCCGGGTTAAGGAGAAAAGGAGTAAAAACTAGTTCAAATCTTAAAGATTATTCGGTGCAGATATTATCAGGATGTCTATCTAATAAAATTTTAACTAGTCTTTCAGATGATCAAAAAGTTCAAAGAGTAATCACTTCCAGTGCTGACTATTTTGCAGATAAAGTAAAGTCTTCTGGCAAGACTTTAATTAAACCTGAAATGTGGGCATTAGCTCTAGAGGTTGTTAAAACTTTACAGACTCATTTCTTTACAGCAAAGTATTTTGCAACAGGAGTTAAGGATATAGAGATTATATATCAATACAAGTTTGATACAAAGGTTAATGGAAGAAGATGCAA